GCCCGACAACTTACGATTAACCATGCCGACACGCTGCGCCAACTGGCCGGAAGCTCTCGCCGCCTACATCGACCGCAAACGCAACGAGCCTTTCGCTTGGGGCGTGAACGATTGCTGCTTATTTGGAGCCGACTGGATTGAGCTTTGCACCGGACTCGACCCAGCGGCGACCTTGCGCGGCACTTATGACCGTGCGCTTTCTGGCGTGCGCGTGCTGGAAAAACACGGTGGACTGATTGGAACTATTCAAGCATACATGGAACCTCTAGGCTTCAAGCCAATCAGCCAAGGATTCGCGGCGCGCGGTGACATTGCGGTGCGCGATTGCGGCAACGGCGACACGATGGGAATCATGCTTGGTTCAACGGCAGCTTTCGTCGGCAAGGATGGACTTCAATTTGCTAACTTAAACGACGGCGTGGAAACGCGCTTCTGGAAAATCTAATCATGCCAGTCTTTGCTAATCCTTTCGTTTGGGTCGCGCTCATGAACGCTTTCAACAGCGTTGCAATCGCCACAGCGATCACGTACGTGCTAAACTTTGTTGCTATCACGGCAGCATCAATGGCCGCGTCTAAGCTACTCGCGCCAAAGGCTCCGAGCTACACCGACGCCTCGCTCTCTCAACGCTCGCAGATGGTTCGCTCACCAATCGCTGCGAGAAACATTATTTATGGTCGATGCCGCGCATCTGGCACCGTGGTTTATATGTCCACGACCGGAAGCAAAAACGAGTATTTGCACATCGTGATTGCTCTGGCCGGCCACGAGATTGAGGAAATCGAGGAGGTGTATTTCAACGACGATCTCGTGCCGCTCGTCAGCAACACGCCGACCGGATTTTACAATGGCGTCGCGCGCGTGAATAAGCATCTTGGCGAATCCTATCAGACGGCGGACACCGATCTAATCAACGACACGGCCAGCCTGACGGACGGCAAGTGGACTTCTGATCATCGCCTGCGCGGTATCGCTTACCTATACGTCCGCCTAACTTGGGACACCGAGAAATTTCCGAGCGGTATTCCGAACATCTCGGCAGTCATCAAAGGCAAGAAGGTACTCGATACGCGCACGAGCACGACGGCTTACTCGGCAAATCCTGCATTGTGCTTGCGTGACTATCTCACCGACTCGGCTGTAGGCATGGGCATGGACGCGACCGAGATCGACGTCACCGCGATCAATGCAGCCGCGAACATCTGCGACGAGGACGTCGAGGTAAAACCAATCACGGTTCCAGCGACCTACGAAAACCGCTACGAGTGCAACGGCGTCATCGCAACGAGCGCGTCGCCAGACGAGAACATCGGAAAGCTCCTCTCGGCGATGGGCGGACTCATCGCCTACTCAGGCGGCAAAGTAGTTCCTTACGCTGGCGGCTATCGCATCCCAACGGTGACGCTCACTGAAAAACACTTCGTCGGCCCGCTGAACATCCAAACGCGCACGAGCGCGCGCGACCGCGTAAACTCGGTGAAGGGTGTTTACGTCAGCGAAAGCAACGGATGGCAAGTGTCCGACTTCCCGACGATCTCCTCAACGACCTACGTCGATAATGATAATGGCATACGCTATTATCGCGACGTGGTTCTGCCGTTCACGACCTCGTCATCCTGCGCTCAACGCTTGGCCGTCATCGAGCTGCGACGCGCGCGCGAGGAGATCACGTTCACCGCTAGATTCCGTCTCGAAGCGATGCAAGTTCGCGCGGGCGACACGGTCATGATCACCAACGCAAAGCTCGGTTGGTCGTCGAAAGTTTTCGAGGTGATGGAGTGGCACTTTGCAACGGACGGCAATCCGCCGCAGCTTTACATTGACATGACTCTGCGCGAAACCGCGTCCTCGGTTTACTCGTGGACGGTGGCCGATCAAGTTTATGTCGCCGACTCGCCAAACACGACGTTGCCCGACCCGTTCACGCTCGGCGCGCCATCGAGTCTCGCGCTCACCGCAGACGGCACCACGCAATTTATCCAAGCCGACGGCACCGCGGTTCCGCGCATTAAAGTAAAGTGGACGCCGCCAGCCGAGGAGTTTATCCAATCAGGTGGCGCCGTCGTCATCGAATACAAGCCGAGCACGAGTACGACCTACTTGACGTGGAGCCGAGTCGAAGGCGCGCAGACGGAAGATTATATCAGTTCCGACGTGAAGATCGGCACCAACTACGACGTGCGAATCTTCGGCGAATCTTACTTCAAGATCAGCACGAGCTACGTCACCAGCTCGGTCACGGTCGCGCCGGACACTACGCCGCCAGCGACTCCGACAGGACTCACTGCCATCGCCGGAACTGGGCAAATCATATCGCTCGACTGGGACGACAACACCGAACCCGACTTCGGCGAGTACGGCGTTTGGCGTAACACGAGCAACGACTCCGGCGGCGCGACGAAGATTGCCGAGACGCGCGCGAGCCGATTCGTGGACGTCAATCTGACGCTTGGCACGACGTATTACTATTGGATTTCAGCTTACGACCGCAGCGAAAACCAAAGCGCAAAGAGCACCGGCGCGAGCGCAACCGCGGTGGCCGTGACCGCTGGGCAGACGGACAGCACGCCGCCAGCCGACCCAAGCGCGCCAACGGTAAACACGACCGGAACTTATTTGAGCGGAGACGGCACAACGCTCGCTCGAATCGTCGTGAACATGCCAGCGTTCACGACTCGATGCGTGATCATAAATCTGCTTTATCGCAGGAACGGAACGACTGGTTGGATTGTTGCTGACCAACGAAGCACCGAGTACGGAACTTCATCAATCGACGATCTCACGCCAAACGTGACTTATCAAATCGCCGTTCAAGCGTTCAGCGCGTTCGGTATCGGAAGCGAGATTGTCATCAATGGAACTCCGCAGACCGCGCCGAACAACTCGACGGCTCCTGCTACGCCGAGCGGTTCAAGTTTGTCGAAGGTTGGCGTGACGCCTAAGCTCATCGAGAGCACGCGCGAATACTACTTCGGCACGCGCGCATCTTGGACTCCGAATACCGAGACGGATTTTGATCACTACGAAATCAAAGCGACCGCAACGAACAGCAGCAGCGCGACGGACTACACTTGGTTTGGCGAAGCTGGCGGATCAAACTCGTTGGTCTCAACGAAGGCTAACACGATGTGTTTATATGCCGCGACTCCTTCAACCGGATTCACTTTCTTGCGCGCAGTCAATCGCAGCGGCGTAGCGTCGGCTTGGGTTTATGTCGGCTTGGCCGCTGACAACGCTTTTCTTGGAGCTGGCACCATCAGCGCGCAGAATAAAAACGACGTTAGTGTCGAGGGCATTAAAACCGGAGCGATCTCTGCATCGAGCGTGCGCCAAGTCGCCGCCGTGTTTCAAGCATCGCACGTCGCTAGTCTTTCTGGCGGTTCGCCGACCGAAACATTCTCGGTGGACATTTCCAACCGTGGATTCTCGACCAAGCCAGACGTCGGCGTCGGTGGTTGCGCGAGCGATGCAAACCTGATTGCCGCTTACGATTTTGATAACGCCTCAAATAGTTCCTCGACTGCTTACGTTCGCGCGGCGACGTTGGACGGAAGCAACATTGGTGCGGGCAATTATCGGTTCAATCTCGACTTCACCGAATACAATTAACATGGCTCTCCAAAAAACAATCGCTCTGCCGTCCGGTATCTCTGGCAATTATATTCGCCTCACGTCGTATCGCTACGACCGTTCAACGCTGGAGGCGTCGGCGATCTTCGCGCTCTACCTCGACGCAGCACACGCGCAGGCTGGTGCAGATTACCTCGTGCCAGTCATCGCCAAGCTGAGACTCAGCGGCGCGAAGTTCACGCAGTATCTCGGCGCGGAAGCACTCGCCGACCATCAAGTCCTCGCTCAACTCTACGTTGCAGCCAAGGCCGAGACGTTGCTTGCTGGCGGTGGGCTTACCTCGATCGACCTAAGCGACGCACTCGATGTCTAAAGGAGCACAACGCTTCATCGTCGTCAGCGACAATCATGGCGACATGGCTGATGAGGCGAGCGTCGGCGCACTCTGGTCGTTCATGAAAGAGTGGAAGCCTGAGATACGCGTCCACGCTGGCGACAACTACGACTTCCGCAATCTACGCAAGGGCGCGAGTGACGAGGAGAAAGCCGCATCGCTGGCAGACGACTGGGAGGCGGGCAATGATTTCCTGCGTCGCTTCTTCGACGGCGGCGCGAGCAATCATTTCCTGCGCGGCAATCACGACGAACGGCTTTATGAATTTCGCAACTCTTGCTCTGGTATGCTTCGTGATTACGCTACTGATGGCATTAAGCAGATGGAAGCAGTGGTGAAGAAATGCCGCGCGAAGATGCTACCGTATGACTCCGATCTCGGGGTGCTCGATCTCGGCAAGCTCTCGGTACTGCACGGATTCCATGCGGGCGTCGGCGCGTGTCGAACGCACGCGGCAATTTACGGCAACGCAATTTTCGGCCACGTTCACACTATCGAGACGGCGTCCGTGGCATCGCGTGAACCTGCCGAGGCGCGCAGCATCGGCTGTCTCTGCAAACGCGACATGGATTATGTGAACAAGAAAACCGGAAAGCTACGTTGGGCGCAGGGCTGGGCGTACGGTCTTTTATTTCCAGACGGAACGTATCAGCTTTTCCAGACACGAAACATCAACGGACAATTCTATGCCGCGACAGAAATCAAAACCTTCGCCGCTTAACTGGGCGCACGAGTTGCGCGAAGTGCTCACTGCGAAAACGCGCGAGCCAAAAGGCGAGGGCTGGATGACAACCGAGGACTTTGCCGAGTCGCTAGAGATAGCCATCGGCACCGCGCACAAATACCTGCGACGAGGACTCGCTTCTGGGCATCTGGAAAAGTTCACCGGCACCGCAATTTCATCCGCAGGAATCAGGATTCAGACGTGGCACCGGCCAGTCATAGCTAAGAAAGAAAAGTCATAAGTCTTTGATTATCAAAGGCAACTGCCAGCGTTGAGAAAGATAAGAAGAAAAGTCTTCTAATCAGAACGGAGTTGTGATTTGGTATTCACATCGGAGCGATCAAGCCCGACACAAAACCAAAACATGAAAACGATCAAATCAGAACAAGTTCTAAAAGCCCGCAGCATTACGGATTACGACTGCATCTTTTCGGTTCAAGTCTTAGAGCGCAAAGGTTCATTCGTAACCGTTAAAGCTCAAGGCAACGTCAGCCGCATGAAGGTTTATTCCGACAGCTTAGGCGAATACATTTACGGCTTGGGCAAGTATTCGATGGCTCCGATTTTCCGCGCTATCTAATCAAACGCGCCGAAGAAACTAAGGCGCATTTTTTTATAATGAACTCCACCACCGCACTCACTCACGCTCTAGTCCTCGCGCTGCTTGCGCCCGACCAAGCTCGCGCCGACAAGGCCGTTGCTCTCGCCGAATCAATCGCCGCAGACTGCACCGCAAAACAAATCGCCGCAGCGAAACGCAACGCAGCTAAACTCGCAAAATGAAATCCACTCTCCTCCTCCTCGCGCTCACTCTCACCGCCCAAGCCGCGCCCGATGCTTCTTTCTTCCGCGCTCTGCACATCGTCGAGACGAGCGGCAAGCTCGGCCCGACGCTCGGTGATCAAGGGCGCAGCTTAGGCCCGCTACAAATTAGCCGCGCATACCACAAGGACAGCCGCATCGGTAACGATAGCGACTACTCGCGGTGCGCCGATCTCGATTATTCCAAGCGCGTCGTGACCGCCTACCTCAAACGCTACGCGCCGCAAGCGTGGGCTGCGGGCGACGTCGAGGTGCTGGCCCGCGTGCACAATGGAGGCCCGAAAGGTGCGACGAAACCAGCGACCAAGGGTTACGCTATCAAGGTCAAAGCCTTCTCGAAATGAGCCGCCCAAGCAACCCGCGCAACCGCCCGCGTATTATCTCGGCAATCAATCGAGGCGAGTCCATGAAGGTCGCAGCCTACGAGCTGGGCATCTCGACCGGCTACGCCTATCGCATCGCGCAAGACCTCGGCTACGTCGCGCGACTCGTGAACACTTCCGAAATCAAACTTTTGCAGAAACTCAGAAACAAATGACACCCGAACAACACAACGAAATTCTCGTCGAGCTGCGCGCAATCCGTGCCGCTCTCGAAATCAAACCACGCGCGGTTGCTACGGCACCGAGCGTCAGCACGTCGAGCGCAACGTCGCTTCCGCCGCCCGACCAAGTAATCGAAGGCGCGGCCAGCGTAACGGTTCACTTCGGAAAGAATAAGGGCGTGGCGATTGGCTCGCTGACCGAGAAACAGCTCCTCTGGTACGGCGCAGACCGCGAGCCTCAGTTGAAAAATGACGGCACGCCATTTCCTCCGCGCGCCGAGGACGTGCTACTCAAGAACGCTTGCCGCACGCTGTGGCACGACCGAGTCGCAGGAGCCGCGACCTACGTTGCCGCGAGCGCGCCAACCGGAAGCGACGAAGTGCCGTTCTAATTTGTCGCCGGTAACGACGTAAACCAGAACCCTCCGACGGCGCTCGTGCCGGTGCGAAAATACGCGAGCAACAATTTCCCAAAAGGAAAACCGCCCACCGACTTAACGATGGGCGGCAAAACACAAAACAAAACAGACCGATAACATGAATACGACAGACGTAAAAACTGAAACACAAGTCGCGGTACAAGACACCGCTCCGAAAGCTCAAATCAGCTTCGGCAACCAAGGCGTGCAACTCGCCAGCATCGACGAGGCCTTTCGCTTCGCCAAGGCAGTCGTCGCCTCTGGCTTCGCTCCGCGAGGCATGGAGAAACCGGAGAGCGTGATGATCGCAATCCAGCTCGGCATGGAACTGGGCTTAACGCCGATGGCCGCGCTGCAAAACACGGCGGTGATTAACGGACGGCCAGCCATTTACGGCGACGCCGCGCTCGCTCTGGTTCGAGCCAGCGGCCAGCTCGAAAGCTACGCCGAGCAAGAAATCGGCGAGGCCGGCAAAGACTCACACGGCTATAAGATCACCGTGAAGCGCAAAGGATTCGACGCCGCCTCGGAGACGTTTACGACCGCCGACGCCAAGAGCGCAAAGCTTTGGGGCAAGTCCGGCCCTTGGTCGGACTTCCCGAAACGAATGCTTAAGTTCCGCGCTCGCGGCTTTATTCTGCGCGACCAGTTCGGCGACATTCTGAAAGGCTTACGCACGGTCGAGGAAGCGCGCGACATCGCGCCCGAGATTAACGTGACGCCGCTCGCCGAGAAAGTTGCGGGCGGATTGAGCGACGCGATTGGAGGTGCGGCGTGAAAGCAATGATCAAAGATGGCGGCCCAGCGTTTCCAAATTTTCAATTTACGGAAAATGGAAAAGTTGAAATCTGTCCTCAAGGCGGAATGAGTCTGCGCGACTACTTCGCTGCTCAGATCATAAACGGTTTATTGATCAACAGCGACACTAACGTTCGCGGAGTTATTAAAGATATATATTCACGAATAGACCTTGTGGAATGCTGCTATGTAATAGCTGACGCAATGCTTACCGCACGCAAGGAGGCCAGCAAATGAACGTCCTCGGCCAAGCAATCCGACGCTCCGACGTTTACGACCGGAGCCGACTCTACAAACCCGAGCGGCGCGTCCTTGAACGGATGAAGTCGCATCACACAAACGAGAAAGGCGAGCGCGTAGATTCACACGGTCGATACGTCGGCCACGGTGACATCGAGCGCGGACTCAACTTTTTTTTCAGCAAGCGAATCCACAACCAATCGAAAGAAACATGAACGACAACGATCTCAAACAAGCGGCAGTTATTAACGCGGCCACGGAACAATTCCGAGGCTTGCTCGAAACGCACTTCAAACAAATCGCCAAGGCGGCACAAGAGTCCTTCATCGAGGACGAGAACCAGACCGAGCCGAAAGCCAAGTGCGCTTTCTCGGTTGAGTGGGACAGCCTCGCCGCCGCGCCCAAGATCAACGTCAAGGTCAGCTGGTCGGTGCGCTTCAAGGACGAGAGCGAAAGCGAAATCGACCCACTCCAATTTAAGATCAAGTTGGAGGATACCGATCTGTGAACTCAATCCGCAGACTGATCGGCTGGCTTTGCGAATGGGCAACGCTCATTCTGTTCTCGATTTTACTCATCGTGATCTGGCCTTTCATCTGCGACTCCGAGGACAAAAAAGATGAATGAATCAATACAAGATTATCACGCTAATGTTGCGATCTCGCACTCTAAGTTGGAGTGCTATCGCCGCCGACCCGCTCTCTATTACAAGAAGTATATCGCCAAGACGCTCGCTCAACCCGACGAGTCCACGGCGTTCCGATTAGGTAGCGCGGTACACTGTGCCATCCTAGAGGAGAAAGAGTTTGCTGCGCGCTACGTTCAGAAACCAGACCTCGACCGGCGCACAAAAGAAGGCAAGGCGGCTTACGCCGAGTTTGCAGCGCAGCACGAGGGCAAGACTCTGCTCGATGCCGACGAACTGGCGCAGGTCGTGGCGATGCGCGAGGCCGTGGCGGCGCATCCAATCGCCTCGCAGCTCCTTGCGGACGGTATGCCAGAAATGACATGGCGCAAGGAACAGAAGAACGCTCTTGGCGCGCTGCAATGCCGCACGGACTGGTTTAGCTCGCTGGGCTGCGAACTGACGAACGGCGAGCCTTACGTGCTCGACGTGAAGACCGTCGAGAGTTTGGACAGCGACGCGTTCCGCAACTTCGAGCGCGCCGCGTTCTCCTACGGCTACCACCGACAGGCAGGCTTCTACCTTCCTCTCATCAATGAAGTATTCAAATGGCCAGTCTCGCGCATGTATTACGTCGCGGTTGAGAAGTGCGAACCCTACGGCGTGGCAGTCTATAAACTCAGCGACGATGCAATCGCTCGCGGTCAGGACGAGAACATCGCTGATCTGATTCGCCTCAAGCGCAGCATCGAGGACAACAACTGGCCCAACATTGAACCAGTCCTGCACGAACTCGCATTACCAGCGTGGTACAAATCATGATCACCGCACTCGCAGTCATTGCACTTTGCTCGCTCGCCGTCGTGCTCTCCTACTTTGTCGGACGAGCGGACGGAATCGCGCGAGGCAGAAACGAACAATGGGTTGAGGATTATTTCGACAACCTAAAAAAGCTGCGCGCGCTCAGAGATGAGCTCGGCAGATTCAAGCACAAGAAACCAAAGCACAAATGAAGAACACCCGATATGAACAAGACATACTCAACGCAGAAACCGACCGTCGGCTTTTGGAATTTCAAACGCCAAAGGAAATCACCATGAGCATCAAAACATCTACCGCTAACGTATTCCGCCGCGCTGAAATGCTCGGACTTTATCAGCACCGCATCACGCAAGAGGAGCGCGATCATTTGCTCGTGCGACGGAAGGAGGTTACAAAATGAAACCGACTTATACCACTAATTCCCCAATCTCCTTTCCGTATCCTTCAATAAATTTTAACAATGCAAACCGTGAAGTGCTACGCATCACGCACGACGGGCGCATGATTTGCGGCGAAGGCTTGTCCAAAGAAGAAGCCACGCAAGAGGCGGCGAAGCTGTTAATCTCTGCGTTTGAGGAGCAGATTCAGAAGATGGTGGATGCGCGGGTTGCCGCCATGAAGGAGGCCAGCAAATGACCTTCTTCATTCACGGCGACCCGAAAGGCCAACCACGTCCGCGAGCGTTTGCCCGCAAGATGGGCGCAAAGTATGTCGCGCGCGTTTATGATTCCGACGTGGCCGACGAGTGGAAACAATGCGTCGATAATGCGATTGTTAAAGCGTACTCCGAACACAAACCAGCGTTTGAAGATCACAGACCATTTGAAGTCGTGATGACGTTCTGGATGCGACGACCAAAGTCACACTTAAACGCGCAAGGATTCGTGAAACCAAGCAAGCCAATGAGGCACGCGCAGAAACCGGACGCGGACAATCTAGTCAAGCTCGTGCTCGACCGCATCACGCGCTTGGAACTGATCTGGCGCGACGATTCGCAGGTCGCGTATCTGACCATTGCGAAATACTGGGCGGACAAGGATGAGAACGTCGGCTGCAATTTGACTTTACAGCCGCTTTCGACGACGTAACCAAAGTGAAGGCCGTGAAACGCCTATCCATGAAATCAATCAAACAATTTAGTCCGTCAGTTCGCGCGAGGCGAGTTTCATCGCCAAGTTTCACCGCGTGGGCTGGCGGACTTTTCTTTGATTTATGAAACTACCTTTTTTGCAATTTTATCCGTCCGACTACTTGGTCGATACGCGCATTTTGACCCTATCGGCACGCGGTGCATGGGTGGACATCCTCTGCGTTCTGCACGGCTCATCGACTCGCGGAACGGCAACCTTTCCGGTTCGTGGATGGTCTCGCATCATGGGCATTTCCGAAGCTGAATTTGAAACAGCAGTTGAAGAAATCGACGCAATGAAGGTCGGCAACGTGCTACGATGCAGTAACGGTGATGTAACAATAACCTGCCGACGTATGCTCAACGAAGCTATCACGCGAGAACAGACTAGGTTACGCGTTCAAAATCACCGTAACAAAGAGCGTAACAACGAGCGTAACGCATCGAGTAACGCAAGTGTAACGCCCAATAAGTCAGAAGTCAGAAGTCAGAAGCTAGAAGAAGAAGCAGAGAGCGAGGCTGACGCCCCGCCGCCCGATCTTCCTTTCGATGACTTGCCTGATCAACCCGAGAAGCCGCAAAAGCAACCCAAGCAGACCGACGCCGAATGGCTCGCCGACCTTGCGACCTCGCCAGCGTATCGCGGCATCGACATTCGCCGCGAGCACGCCAAGGCACTTGTCTGGGCTGCGGCCAACAAGAAAACGATGAGTCGGCGCCGTTTCGTGAATTGGATTAACAAGTGCGAGCCGACGATGGGGCAGCAAATGCCCAGCGGCTCGATCTCAACCTCGTTGCCCGAACCGAACGGATGGCGCGCATGGATTAACGACAACGCGCCCGATTCCGTTTACGCGCGAGGCGGCGCACGCGAAGGCGAGCAATGGTCAGCCCTTGATCGCACGACGCAGGACTGGCTCACGAAGCAGACCGCGCGCTCGGAACAATTTCAGCACAGAAAACAAAACTAACCATGAAATCAGAACGACAAAACAACGCAGAACAGGATATGCTTCGTGCCTCGTATCAATACGCGGCGCGCAAAAGGACTGACATCAACGAGCATTTGCCTATGCTATCTTTCCTCGCGCAGCAATGCGATCACGTGACCGAGTTCGGCGTGAGGACAGGCGAGAGCACGCTTGCCTTCCTGCACGGACTTCGTGGCAAGCACGATGCGCGGCTTCGCTCGTATGACATCAACGACGATTACGGTGTGCGTCAGGCTTTCGCGTCGCTCACCAAAACCGATTGGGTTTTTGTAACGGCGAGCACGATCACGATTCCAAAGATCGAGCCGACTGATTTGTTGTTTGTAGACACGCTGCATAGCTACACACAGGTTTCTAAGGAACTTGCGCTGCACGGCGATCAAGCGAAACGTTGGATTGCGTTTCACGACACCGAGACTTTCGGAACCGTAGGCGATGACCGTGGCGAAGGAATCGGCAAGGCGATTCAAGAGTTTATCGCCGCGCGACCTGAGTGGCGCATCGTTTATCACACGCATCGAAACAACGGGCTGACGATCATCGAGCGCGAGGTTGCCTAGGGATAAGCGTTTGAAAAAAGATTGACACAAGCGCGCAAACGTCAAAGCCGAGTCCGTGGCAAAGACACTACCAACAAAACCAAAACTGATTTCGAGCCATGCGTGGGCGAAGCACCACAAACTGTCCGCGCAAGGCCCGAAGAAAAAACAAAAACGCAAATGCCCTCCCACGGAAATCATGAACTGGAATTGAAGGAACTCGAAGCCCTGCGCTTCTCGGCACGCGCAGCACGCGCGATCACCACGCTGGAAGTTCAGCGCAAGACGATAACGCGCGAATACGGCGAGCGCATCAAGAAGATCAAAGCTCTCATCCTTTTGCTCCAACAGCGCGAGAGCATGGGGCAACTCAGCATCGAGGGCATGGACGCGATCGAGATTACGCCTGAGTTGAAGAAGTTAATTTATAACCCAGTCGGCGACCTCTCGTGATCACCTACACGATCAACCGCCAGCCCGTCTATACCGCCGTTTACGACGGGGCAAGCGACTCGGCGAAGCTCACGGCAGAGATCATGGAGCGGCTGGTTGAGATCGAGGAGTGCGAGGTTAGAAGCGCAGCCGACCTATGCCGGCGACTGGCGACGCTCGCCGACCTATCGCCAACGATGTTTATGGTCGTGCTCAGGGTTGGGTCGGGCGACGTCAGCGCGGTCACGCAATCGTTTAGCGAGATGGCCGAGAAGACCGGACGGACGCGGCAGGCTTTACACTATGAGTTCGGCAAGGAGGTGGCGAAGGTCGCCATCGTATTCCCTAAGCTCGCAACGCTCATGCTCGACTACCGGCAGACCATTGACCACCACGAGGACGCGAGGAGCGACGCGGACGGATTGAAAGGCGAGGCATGATGACAAGCCTTAGCAATAACTTGAACGAGTGCGACACCCTAGGCAAGGGCGAGGACTGGGCAATGGCTACGGAACGCGAGCTGACGACGCTTGCCAAGATGCTCCTAGGCCGCCGTCCTGTTAGCTTTGGCGCGATTTGCGACGAAATGCAGGGGATGGGTGGGGGGGGGGGGAGTAAGAAAGCTATCGGGCTGGGACGGGAACGTGGGTTAAGCGACC